TGTATTAGCTTTTATAATGAAGCAAAGATCACAAAAAGAAACATTCCAAATATCTTTACCTGATTTAAAAAATGCCAATGGTACAATCTCAGGAACAGTTCTCACTAATGGAACACATTCTGCTGGAGACACGAGTATTACTGTTGATGGAATGACAGGTAATTTATTAGCTGGAGATATAATAAATTTTAACGGATTTGATAAATGTTATATGGTTGTCGCTGATGCAACTGCTTCAGCAGGTAGTGCAACCCTAACTATTGAACCACCCCTGAGAGACGATTTACCAGATAACACTACTGTCAATTATGACAATGTTCAATTTACTGTTCGTCTAACAAATGACGTACAAGAATTTAATGTTGGATTAGACAACTATTATCGATATGAAGTAGATTTTATTGAGGCGTTATAATGCCCAGAGGTTTATCAACTGCCTTACAAAATGAGATTGCTAATCAAAGCATTAGACCGATTGCTTTAGTAGAAATCAAATTCCCTACTATTCAAAGAATAACTAACCATTATAAAGATATTACTTTGGCTGAATACTGGGATGATGCCTTAGGTTTGTGGGATGATCGTTTAGGTAATTGGGATGCAGGAACAACTTATGAAGCCAGTGGTCATCTTTTAAAAATTTCAGCCAAAACAGAAAGCTCTACTTTAAATGTCAATAATTTTAGTTTGAAATTATCGGCTGTGGATAGTGCTTTCACTTCTATTATTTTAAACAATAATGTATCGAATGATGAGATTGCTATTGATATTGGTTTTATGAATAGTAATGAACAACTGATTGATATCTTTAATTATGCTAAAGGATTTATTGATAGCTTTACGATTGATACCAAAACAGCAGTCATTACTTTGAATTGCACTTCTCACTTTGGAGATTTTAGTAGAGTCTCAGGAAGAAAAACCAATGAAAATTCTCATGGTCGTTTCTTTCCTAATGATAAAGAGAGTTTTGAATTTAGTGCTGAAGCAATTAAAGATTTAAAATGGGGTAGAATTTAATGGGTTTCTTTGATGATATCTTTGACGCTATAGGAGATTTTTTTTCCGACATTATTAGTTGGATTATTCCTATTCCTGAAATCCCTGAAACTCCAGAACAAGAGCAAGGCGTTTTAGTTAATAAGCAATCCAACAATGCTTATATTCCTGTTGTCTATGGCGAAAGATTAGTTGGAGGCGTTCGTGCGTTCATCGAGGTCGAAGGAAGTTCAAATAACTATCTTTATATTTGTTTAGTTTTATGTGAGGGTGAAATAAATGGCATCACAGAAATACGAATAGATGATACTGCTGTCACCTTTGATGGAAGTTTTGCACATGGCACAACTGTTACATCTAATGACACAAGATTTGGAACAAATGTTAAAGTCCAACCTTTTTTCGGAACTGACGATCAGGTTCAATCGAGTTTATTAAACGAAGATACAACATGGAACTCATCCACCAATAGAAAATTAAGTGGACTCTGTTATCTCGCTGTGAGATTAGAATGGGATCAAGATAAATTTTCGAACATTCCTAAAATACAAGCTATCGTTCAGGGAAGAAAAGTTCCCACGATTAATAGCAATCTAACAATCAATCCGAATGAATATTCCACCAATCCAGCTTTCTGTTTATTGGAATATTTAACCAATACTCGATATGGAAAAGGAATTAGTTTTGGTGATCTGGATATTGAAAGTTTTTATAATGCCTCTCAGGTTGCAGTCACTCAAGTCGTACCTCATGCAGGAAGTGGAACAATCAATCTCTTTGATCTCAATATGGTTTTAGATACCTCACAAAAAATATTAGAAAACGTCAAACTGATGTTACGAGGGATGAGAGGATTATTACCTTACAGTGAAGGAATTTATAAACTGATTATTGAAACCGATGGTGACTCTGTTTTATCATTGAGTAAAGATAATATTATCGGTGGCGTTAAAGTATCCAGTGAAAGAAAAAATGAAAAATATAACAGAATAAATATTAATTATATTTCGCCTGATCATAATTATGATTTGAATACAGTCGTATATCCAGAAACCGATGCAGAACATCAAACCTTAAAGACTGCTGATGGTGGCTTTTTACAAGAATTAAATTTAGATTTAAAGATGATCACTAATCCTTATCAAGCCTTACAATTTGGTAAGATCGTTTTAAATAGAAGTAGAAATCAGTTAAGTGTGGAATGTACAGCCAATTATCAAGCGATGGATTTAAGTGTGGGAGATATTGTTGAATTATCTGATGAAGTTTTAGGAATGGTGAATAAGCCTTTTCGAGTGGCAGGATTATCAATTAATTTAGATTATACAGTAAAATTATCCCTGACTGAGCATCAATCAGCATGGTATGATTTTGATGAACTCACAGAAATACCCATTATTCCAGACACCAATCTGGCTAACCCTTATTCTGTGTCTCCCCCAGCATCCGTTACATTATCCGAGGAACTTGTAGCTTATAATGATGGTACAATTATCGTTGCTTTAGATGTAGATATTGGTGCATCACCTGATAGTTTTGTTTCTCAGTATCAAGTCGAATATAAAAAAACAACTGATAGTGATTATATTGTCCATGCAACAGGATCACGAATTAAACAAAGAATTTTAAATGTAGAAACTGGAGTTTCTTATGATGTGAGGGTTAAGGCGATCAATTCGTTAGGCATCTCTTCGACTTATACATCTCCCTTATCAGCCATTACGATTGTTGGAAGTAACGTCAATCCTAGTGATGTGGAAGATTTTAGTTGTAACATTATCGGCAAAGAGGCTCATTTGACATGGGAGCAGATAACAGACCTCACCCTCGCCTATTATCAAGTGAGGTTTTCTTCATTAACTAGTGGAGCAACTTGGGAGAACTCAGTATCACTTGTTGAAAAAGTATCACGACCAGCGACTTCTATTACAGTGCCAGCTCTCGTGGGTACATATTTAATTAAAGCTGTTTCAAAATTAAATTTATTTAGTACCAATGCGACTTTAATTACTACCAACATTGATGCTATTGGAGCTTTTAATGCAGTAGATACACAAACAGAAAGCCCATCGTTCTCAGGTACAAAAGATAATTGTGAAGTCATACCTTCTAATAATTTCTTAACTGTAAGCAATATCTTATGGGAAGAAGGAGACACTATTCCTAGTGGTAGTTCGGTGGGTGATCCAAGACCAGCAACCTATACATTTAATGATGATATTGATTTGGGTGCAGTGATGACTTCCAGAGTCACAGCTTCTATTAGTCAGTTTGCTAATAATCCTGATGAATTATTTGATGATGGTAGAGGATTTAGTTTATTTGAGGATGCGACAGGATTATTTGATGGAACAAACCCTCAGGGAACAAATGCTCATTTGGAAATAGCTTTATCTGATAATGGTACAGATTTTAACGATTTTAGAAATTTTGTGATTGGTGATTATACTGCTAGATATTACCGATTTAGATTAGTCATGATTTCCAGAGATGGAAGCTCTATTCCGACAGTTAGTGCTTTAGGGGTAACTGTTGATATGGAAGATAGAATTATTAATGGGAATAATATAACATCAGGTGCAGGAACATATTCGGTGTCTTTCGCTAAACCTTTTTATGATGATGGAGTATCACCTAATTATGCCATAGGAATTACTGCTCAAAGTATGGCAAGTGGAGATTATTATGTTATTACGAATAAAGCACATGATGGATTTGATATTACCTTTAAAAATGGTGCAACCAATATTAGTAGGGTTTTTGATTTTACAGCAAAGGGATATTGACGTTTTAAAGAAAGGAAAGTAAAAACAAGATATGGCAATACATGATTATGTGATCGACAACCAAAGTTTTGCTGGGTATCGTGCTGACCACAACTCATCACTTCAAGCAATCGTCACTAAAAATAGTTCGGCTACAGAACCCACAACCACTAAATATCCTTATATGTGGTGGTATGATACTGCTAACAATATTCTTAAATTTAGAAATGCCGATAATGATGCTTGGATTAGTTTCGCATCTTTTGATATGGTTAATGACACTGTCAATTTTTTAGATAGCACATTTAATCAACTTTCCAGTAATTTAGCATCTAATGGATTTAATATAAATTTTGGTGATAGTAGTTCATCAACCGATGACCGAATAACATTTGGTGCATCTAACGATTTACAAATCTATCACGATTCTAATGACTCTTATATTGATGACA